ACCCCGGAGCCGCTGTAGCCGGCGCCGAGGGTCAAGGGGTAGGCGCCGTCGATCAGGTTGTGATGCACGTCGACCCGGTCCCCCGACGACCCCACCGTCTTGTAGATGCTGACATTGTCCTCAACCGCCGACTGGCCGTAGGTGTTGGTGACCCGGTTCCAGCCGATCTCCACATGCCCGACAACCTGGTTCGTCTGCGCGAACTGGGCGAAGTCGCTGTCGGTGGTGGAGTAGCCGGCGCCGGTGGAGTGCCGGCCGTCGATGTTGACCGCGTCGTTGTTCGTGAGGATGACGCTGCTCTGGCCGAGCAGGTACATGCCCGCCGTGCCGACCATGCGGCAATGACGAACCTCCACCGTGCCGCCCTCGGCCTGGACGAACCGGCCCGGCGACCGGCCCGCCACGCCAGGGTTGACCGCGACCCCCGTCGTGTCCAGAACCGTCAAGTTCGGATTCGACCCCGACGGCGCCGAAATCAGTGGCCCCTTGGAGCGGATGCCCGCCCCGGAGATGGTCACCGGGTCGGAGGTGTCGATGGTGACCGCGGCCACGTCTGGGTCGTCGGAGACGTAGCAGCCGGAATAGGTACCGCCGCTGCTGATGGTGATCGGGCTGCCGGTGCAGGTGTAGGCATCGGGACGGGGGCTGAGGGTCCGGGTGCGGGTGATCGTTGGCGTAGGCGTGGTCGGCTCCGGGCTCGGACTGGTCGTGGTCGGTGTCGGTGTCGGGGTTGGTGTCTTCTGTGGATGCGCCGGATGCGTCGGATGCGGCCCTTGCGACTGGCTGTGCGGCGGCGGAGCGGCGACCGCCACACCCACCCACGCCAACAAGGCGACCGCAACAGCAGCAGCGACCGCCCTCGCCGCAGGGCGCAACTTACAGCCGTTCGAAGTGCAGCGACACCCGCGCGTCCACCGTCGCCGGCGCCGTCAGCCGGACTCCGAGCCCGGCGGACACGTCACACTCGAGCTCCTTGCCGAGCACGAAGTCGTACACCAGCAGGCCACCGGCCGGGGTGAGCAGATTCCCGTCCAGGCGGGTCAGCACTGTCGGCTCCGACGTCGACGCCGAGAACGCGGTGAACCCGGTAGTGATCGACCGGCCCCGGGTCTGGACGATGTTCGCCGACTCCGTCGTGTTCCCGGTGCCCGGCGTCGAGTTGGAGGCGTTCGTCGACCGGACGATCTCCCAGAACACCGGCACCGCCGACGCGGTGACCCCGTTGAACCCGATGCTCAGATGCGTGAGGCAGGCGCCGAACTGGGCCGGGGTTATCACCATCAGGGCGGTGCGGGCGGTGGCCGCCGACAAGGCGACCGCCGCCGACGTGTCGACCTTGTAACCGACGCTGCTCATAGCTAGCTACTCCCGTGTCTCAGGCAAGCGTGACGAGGATGTTGGAACCCCAGGTGGCGGTGATGTCCCCACCGTTCGGCGTGACCGGCAGACCGGTCGAAGCCGAGTCCCAGGTGATCGCCAGCGGCGACGTCGCCGGGGTGCCCGAGTTCTTGAACACCGTCAGATAGTCGGCCGCGTCACCGGTGACCGCCGCGAACGTCACCGCCGCGGTGAGAGTCACGACGCCGCCGGTGATCGACGTCACCGCCACGTCCTCGGTGGCGACCACCGTGGCCGCGTCGACCTCGTCGTAGTCGACGTTGGCGGCTGTGATCGTGCCCGAGTCGGTGGCGTCGAGCAGGCTGGCGTCGATGTTGTCGGTGTTGAAGTCGATCACCGAATGGGTCGGGGCGCCGAGCATCCCGTTCAACCAGTCGGTGTGGACGATCGTGGCCATGCGAATCTCCTAGAACTGGGCCGGGGTGACGTGAACGGTGGCGGTCGGCAGGATCAGCCCCTGCGCGGGCGGCTTGGCGACCACGTTCACCTGCTCGAAGCCGCCGTGGTCGGGCATCCGCAACATGCGGTCCCAGATCGTCGTCGACACGATGATCGTGCCCTCGGCGTCCATCGTCAGGTGATACGTCTTGCACTGGTGCGGCTGCCCGCACGTCGGGCACACTGGCTGACCCGTCAGCGGGCGGCCCCAGTCTCGAAGGATGAACAGCCGGTGCGCCGCCGACCCGATGCCCTCAGCCTTGAGCCGCGCCGGTTGGGGCTGGATGCGGACACCGTCGGCCATCAGCGGGCCGCCCATCCGTCGTGGTGGACCGCCGTCGGCTGCCCGCCGATGAAGTGGCCACGTAGCCCGGAACTCAGCCAGTCGAGGACCAGTTGCGCGTCGGCGGCGTTGTTGTCCGCCGGCCGCCACGTCGCCGTCCGCAGAGCGTCGGCCCGGCACATGATCCCGTCCGAGTCCAGGTGACCGTGTGCGAACGTGGCATCCCCGATGATCCCGACGTCTTGGCCGCGGACCACGAACCGCACCGGGCCGATGGTGAAGTCCGAACCGGACTCCTCGAGCCCGGCGACGTGCCGTTCGATGTGCTCGGGGAGCAGTTCGTCGTCGTCGCCGAGGAACCCGACGTAGTCGCCGAGCGCCAACACGGAGCCGATCCGCCATGGGATCGCCCCGGTGCTGCGTTCCTTCACCCCGTCGCGCCACGTCTCGTTCAGTTCGACGAACGTGGCGCCGCCGAGCTCGTCGACTCGTTCCCGTAGCACCGGGTTCCGGTCGGAAACGATGACGTGCTGCACTCCGCCAGTCCAGGTCTGCGCAAGCACCGACGGCACGCACCGACCGACGAGCAGGTTCTCACGGCCCGGGATCGTCGGAGTGACGATCGACACCAGCTTCACGCCGCCACCACTGCGAGGTCGTGCTCGACGAGTATCGCCACGATCAACTCGAAGCTGACCCGTGGCGTCCAGCCCAACTGCTGCCGGGCCTTCGAGGCGTCGCCGCGGAGCAGGTCCACATCCGCCGGCCGGAACAGCGCCGGATCGATGTCCAGATGGTCGGTGTAGTCGAGGTCGACCAGGCCGAACGCGACCTGGCACAACTTCCGCACCGAATGGGTAACCCCGGTGGCCAGGACGAAGTCGTCGGCCTTGTCGGCGGCGGCGATCAGCGGCAGAGCTGCCACGTAGTCCGGCGCCCAGCCCCAGTCCCGGCGGGACTCCACGTTCCCCAGTCGCAGCCGCTCCGGGCGGCCCTGCGCGATCCGCGCCACCGTCGAGGTCACTTTGCGGGTAACGAACTCCTCACCCCGTCTGGGTGACTCGTGGTTGAACATGATCGCCGTGCTGGCGTGCATGTCGTACGACTCGCGGTAATTCACCGTCGTGTGATGCGCGAACAGCTTCGCCACCCCGTACGGCGACCGCGGATGGAACGGGGTTGACTCGTCCTGCGGCGCTGTCGCAGCCTGCCCGAACATCTCCGACGTCGACGCCTGCACGAACCGGATCGCCGGGTTCACCGACCGGATCGCTTCAAGCATCCGCAGACACCCCAACCCGGTGACCTCGGTCATCAGGGTCGGCTGCTGCCACGACATGCCCACGTAGGTGAGCGCGCCCAGGTTGAACACGACGTCCGGTTCGGCGTACTGCAGCGCGTGCTGCAGCGACGACTGATCCAGCAGGTCGCCCTCGATCAGCTTCACGCCGGGGACGAGAGTCTCCAACCAGGCCCGCTTCGGGTTCCACTGACCGTGAAGCAGACCGAACACGTCGTGACCATCGGCCGCCAGCTGCTCAGCGAGATACGAGCCGTCCTGACCGGTGACCCCGGTAATGAGCGCCCTCACAGCAGCACCGGGTATGGGATCGGCACCAGAAACCGCCCACCGTCGTCGACGAACGCCCGCTCCCGCCGGAGCACGCCGGACAGGTAGTTCCAGGCGAGCAGCAGGTATGTGTCCGGCTCCGGGCGGTCACCCGGTGCCACGATCGGGATCTTCGACCCAGGCGTAAACCGGCCGATCTTGGCGGGTGTGGTGTCGACGATGTGGTCGATCTCGGCAGGTCCGAGGCCGCAGAAGTTCAGCAACGTGGCCGACTTCGCCGACGCCGCATAGCCGGCAACCTTCCGACCGGCGGATGCCTCCTCAACGATCAGGGCGACCAGTCGGTCCCGTAGGAACTCGACCCGCCCCTGCACCGATCGGTAGGCACCCAGATCCCGTAGGAACGCCGATTCGGCCGTCGGAGTCTGCACCCCGCTGGCATCACGACCGGCGACCACCCGGATCGAGCCGCCCTGCGCCGGCTTCCACCGGATCGACTGGGCGTACAGGCCATGGTGGCGCATCACCGTCGTCAGCGACGCTCCGCTGAAGAAGTACCGGTGCTCGTGGTAGATGTGGTCGAACTGGTTGCCAGCGAGCAGATCGCCGACGTACTGCACTTCGACGACAGCCGCGCCGTCCTCGTCGAGCAGAGCCGCGATGCCGCCGAAGAAGTCACTGAGGTCCGCTACATGGGCGGCGACGTTGTTTGCCACCACCAGCCGGGCCAGTCCGTGCTCGGCGACGATCCGCTGCGCCACGTTCACATCGAACGGCTCGCCGATCACATCGAGGCCGCGTTCCCGTGCCGCGTCGGCCGGACCGGACGCCGGCTCCACGCCGATCGTGCGGGCGCCCAGACCAGTGAGCTCGGCGAGTAGCGTCCCGTCGTTGCAAGCCACTTCCACGACCAGGGCACCGTCGGACTTGAACCGGGTCCACAGCCAGTCGGCGTAGTCGCCGAAGTACGCCACTGCCGACGGCGACGCCCCGGTGAAGAACCCGTAATCGTCGCCGAACAGCAGACCGTCCGGCACAACCTCCAGCAGTTGCACCAGCCAGCAGGACGTGCACACCGCCACCTGCAGCGGGTACCAGTCCTCCGGCTCGTCGACGGTGGCCGGGAACCGGTCAGCCAGCGGCGAGGAGCCCAGGTCGAGAAACGTCTGCAGGTCCGGCGAACCGCAGCCGCCGCACGTCTCACGCCGCACTGGGGTTTTCCTTCAGTCGCCGGTCGAAGGTCTCCCGGTCCTCCGCCGCGTGCACTTCGCCGATCTTGTAGATGTCGTCCGGCTCGCCCTTGCCGAACAGCGGATGCAGGTGCTCGACGACCGATTCCAGCGCCATCACCCACACGTCGCGCTGCTTCGCCGCCGTGACGATCTCGTCGTCGACGAACCAGTGCCGGTACCCCTCATGGGCGACGACCTTCGGCCCGTCCCACGACGCGCCCTGCTCGTCGATGTAGGAGCGGCGCACCAGCAGGTGCGTGGCGTGCCCGCCGGCCATCACCCGCGGGTTGCCGAGATCGTTGGTGCCGACGACGTGGTACTGGTCGCCGGCGCGGGCCTGCGCCTGGTCCAGCCAGCCGGGGTGGAACTGGACGTCGTCTCCGACGAGGAACAGCCACGGCTCGCTGGTCTGCTGGTAGCCGGCGTTCATCCGCTCGGCGAACGTGTGAGCGTCCGCCTTAATGACGGTGGCACCCGCCGCCTCCCATATCTCGGCCGCCTGACCCTCGTGCATGTCCGCCACCGCGTACGCCTTGGCGATCCCGGTCGACGCCCGCAGCGACGCCATGAACCGCTCGGCGTTCTTGTGCCGCATCGCCGGGACGATGACCGCCGTCTCGGCCATAGCAGGCGGCGGCATCACCACATCGGCCGGCGTGTCGAACAGCCGGTGCCGCCGGTAGTCATCCTCAGCGAGCCAGAACGGCTTCATGTGCGTGGTCTGCACCCCGGTGTGGACGAACAGCGGGATGCCGATCGACTGGGCCCGCAGGCAGAACGACAGATCCTCCGAGATCAGTTGCCCGGTGGACGTGTTCGGGACGCGGTTGTACCAGATCGGCCCGTACTTCTCCTCCACCTTCTCCAGCACCGACCGATGGATCAGCAGACAGGCCGAGCCGGTGCCCGCGCACTGGGTGAGCGTGTTCGCCGGGTAGTCCCAGCGGACCGCGAACCCCATCTCGTCGTTGACCTTCGCCCAGTCGAAGATGGTCGGCGTCGGCGCGGTGCGCCACCCGCCGGCCGTGTCGGGCTCCGTTTCCCGCAGCGAGAAGCACAACCCGCCCACCATGGGCCGCTTGACCGGGTCGGCAGCCTCAAGCAGCCGGTCGATGGTGTCCGGCTCAAACCCCATGTCGGTGTCGATCCAGAACAGCCAGTCCGCGGGCCGGTCCTTCAGGAAGTGGCGGATGGCCTGGTTGCGGGCCTCGACCAGGCCGTCGGAGCCGCACCGCATGGCGATGTAGCCGCCGGCCATGATTCGGCCGCTGTTGGTGAGGTCCCAACCGACCATCTCGATCATCGAGTGGTGCCAGGAGTAGGTGACCTCGTTCTGGTGGACGTAGGCCACGGTCACGGCCTGCGCCGGATCACCGGTCTCCAACGCCTCCGGGGCCAGGACGGCCGATACGGCCTCAGCCACGGCGGACCTGGCGCCGCTCTCCCGGCGCTGCGGTCGCCGTCTCCACCGGGGCGTCGTAACCGTCCGGCTCCTCCGAATAGTTCAACCCGAAGCGGGCATCATCGCTGAACAACTCCGGGTGTGCGCGCACCACCGGATCGTCGGCGGGCCAGTGGGACCCCTTCTGGACGGTTCCGCTGATACCCGACGGCAACTGCACCGGCGCCGTCGCCGTTGCGTACACGATCTTCATGCCTGTTTCCTCTCCCTGGATATGTGGAAGCCCCCGCTCCAGGGAGGGACGGGGGCTTCCACGTCGTCGGGTCACTCGAAGCCGAGATCCGCCAGCTTCTTCGTGACTGCCTGCACTGCGTCGTCGTCGTCGTTCGACTTGGCCGTCTCCAGCTCGGCGAGCAGCGCATGCACTTCCGGGTCACCGGACGCGGCCGCCGGGGCAAGCTTCCCCGCCGCGGCCTTCGACTCCGGCTTCGACTCGGACTTGGCGTCAGCCACCGTGGCTCCCTTCTGGTTGTCGCCCCGAAGGAACGGGACGTCCGACGTCTTCACGGACACCGATCAGGTGTTGACCAGCAGGCGGAAGCCCAGATCGTTGACCGAGTCCGAACCGATGCGGGCGTAGGCGAACCACGCACGCTGACCGGTCGGCATGTTCGACGTGACGTCGAAGATGTGCGGGACCTGCTCGACGGACATGCCGCCGCGGCGGGCGATGACGAAGTTCTGGAAGTCACCGACCACTGCGTAGCCGTTCGCCGCCGCCGTCGAGGTGGTGGTGTCCGGCATGTACGGCGACTCGTAGGTCGCCTTGTTGAACAGGATCGCCAGCCACTCGGCCTTCAGGTTCTCGGTGAAGGCGTGGAACACGTTAGCCGTGCCCAGCTGACGGATCTTGTTGTTGACATCGACGCCCATCAGCCACGACGCCCGGCGGCGGTACTTCTGCGGCAGCGCCTGCCACACCGCGTACGGGTCGTTCGCGCCGAACGTCGAACCCGACGTCTGGATACGCACCCGGACGTTGGTGTTACCCGACAGCGCGGTGAGGATGCCGAACGGTTCACCGGAGCCGGAACCGCGGGTGAACTTGTCCACCAGCAGCTCGTCGTAGCCGGCCGCGAGCAGCGAGGCCATCTCCTCGGCGAACGACGGGTAGTCCTGCCCGATCTCGATCGAGTAGGGGATCAGACCACGCGCCATGTGGACGACGACGGTCGGCTGGGCCAGCACGGGGCTGTTGTCCGTGGTCGCCGCGGCCTCAGTCTGGAACGCCCACGTCACACCAGCGGACGACACGCCCTTCCACTGGTTCGTGTTGACCGTCACCTGCCGAGCGATGGTCAGGAACGGGTTGTCCGACTCCTGCGCGGTCAAGATGATCGACGGGTCGATGAACACCGGGATGCCGAACCCACCGGCGGTGGTGGTCACCTCGGCCATGGCCCGGTACTCGTTGAACCGACGCAGCGCATCCCGCTCGTCCTCGTCGAGGAGGTAATTCGCGTCGGGCTGCGTGACGACCTTCATCCACGCAGAGCGGTACGCATCGGTCTCGGTGACCAGGATGCGGCGGGCAATGTCGGAATCCTTGCGGATCTGCCGCTCCACCTCGTCCTTCTGCAGCGTAGTCATGTGCCCGGTCGTCGCCCGGTCGTCGAGACGACGCAGCGCGTTCTCACGGGTCTCGGTCGGGGTGAGCCGGCGGACGTCGGCGAGCGGGTCGTCGGCGCCGTACTTGATGTTCGCCAGAGCCCGCTCCACGGACTTCGGCTTGCGGCGGAAAATCTCCTGGATCTTGCGGTGCTCGTCGACCCGGGCGATCGCCTTGTCGCGCAGCATCAGGCCGTAGTCGAATGCCTTCTGCTCCTCCGGGTTCTTCTCCCGGAGTTCGCCGTCCTCGGTCTGGTGGATGTCACGCAGGTGCGCGTCGAGCACCTCGACGTAGGCCACGAGCTCGTCGGCGGTCTTGCCGCGGAGCTCCTCCGGCGTGGCGTCGTCGAGACTGGCGACGTCCTTACCGCGGAGCTCCTCGAGAATCTCTACTGTCATCTGATGATCCTTCGAAGTTGTAGCGCCCCGTGGTCGAGACGCTGACGGTTGATGGAAACGGTGGACGCCTCGCCACTGCTGGGCTGCTCGTCCGGGTCACCGCCACCCGCGCTCCGCGCGTCGGGCTGCCCGGTGAAGTCTGGGTTGTGCAGCAGTTCATGCAGCCGCGCGCGTTCCTCTTCGCTGGCTGGCAGGATGAACTGGTCGGTCAGGGACCGGACGCCGGCGGTCGCCTTGGCATAGGCCGGGAAAGTCACCGGCCCGAACTCGCGGACGGTCATGTCGAGGATCGTCCGCTCCGGCAACCCGTCGGGGTTGTGCTGCGACCTGCCGGGCTTCTGGTCCCACTGCTCCTCATTGACCTGGAAGCGGTATGACGCGCCGTAGAGGCCGGCACGCAGCCCCGGCAGCAGATCCCGGTTGTAGCTGGTGTCGATCAGCGGCACCTCGTAGTAGGCACCCTCGCCGCGCGGCTCGAGTACGTCGATCGGCCCGAGGGGCTTGTCGCCGATCTGCGGGTCGCGACCATGTTGGAACAGGACCCGCATCGCGTCCCGGTTCTCCGTGATCGTCCGGGTCACGCTCTTCGGGTCGACCCGCTCAAGGAATCGGCCCTCAAATGCGGAGTCGATGCGCGCCCACTCGTCGAACACCGCGAAGTTACCGAACAGGGTCGGCATCTCGGCGCCGTCGTCGTCGCGCAGCTCGTAACCCGGTGCGGATGCCCGGAACAGGTCCGACCGTGGCGGAGGGGCCGAGTTGGTGCCCTCGCTGGCGTACTTGGCGGCCATCTGCGTCTTCGCCGCGGCTTCGCTCATGTGACAGCCCTCCACGTGGCCGTCGTCGTTCTTGACGACTGCCCACTTCCCGACGCCACAGTCGGCGTGGTCCTTCACGATGTGCCAGGGCATCAGAGGTACATCCCGACCGAAGGTGGAGGATCAGGCTTGATCGTCTCCACGGTGGTCTTCGTCTCGGAGATGACCTTGCCCTGATCATCCACCGTCTGCACGGTGGTCACTGTGGTTGCGATCTTCTGATCGCTCATGCCGACTCCTTACCCGCCGACAACGCCGGCCGGTCACCGTTGCCTGACGTCACCGTGCCGGGTGGTTGCAACTGCACACTGACCAGATTCGTGTGGACCAGCAGGCTCATGTCCTGCCCGATCACCGCCGCTGTCGACGATTCCGCAGTGAACCCCTCACGTACCAGCATCGTGATAGTCGTCGCCTTGATCTGCTCGATCTCGGCCGCGTCCTTGGCGTCCTCACGAAGGATCGGCATGTCCGTAACGTCGAACCACAGTTCGGAGTCCGGCTCGCCGCTGCGGCTGCGCGGCAGGGTCACGATGGACTCCAGCGACGCTGATACGTCCTGCAACGACGGGTAGATCCACGAGTCGGCGAAGATCCGCCGCGCCATGGCGAAGTTGCCCTGGTTCAGCGACGACCCGGCCAGGCCCTCGGAGATCCCCAGCAGCGGCGCCGGCACTCGACCCAGGAACGCGATCCTCGTTTCACCGGCACCCTGAGTGGCTTTGAACTCAAGCTGCTTCAGATCAGCGCCCACCGGTGTGGCGTCCGCACCGGCGGTCAGGTACAGCGTCCGATAGGCGTTCGCCACCCCGGCGTGGCGGCTTTCCATCGCGTCGACGATCTCGTCGAACTGTTCCTTCGTCACCGCCGGAATGCCCTTGACGACCAGATTGACGGTGGCGCCGTGCTCGAAGAACTTCACCTTGTGATCGGTGGCCAACCGGTCACCCTGAATGTCCCGCAAAGCGGCCGTCACCCACGACTGACCCATCCCCGGCCGCTCCGGGTCCGGGATCTGGAACCAGTGCGCGAACTCGTCCGGCAGCAACGTCTGCGGCTTGTTCCGCGACGAGTCCAGGCCGCCGTTCTGGTACACCAACCCCAGCAGCGTCCCGTCCAGCGCGGTAGCCGCATCCTCCGGCTCCTGGTCTGATCCCCACAGCAGCCCGCACCAGTCTGGCCGCAGCACCCGCAGCCGGTCCGGCTGCCGGTACACGTAGGAGTTGCCGGTCAGACCCGAGTGCCATTCCATCAGCGACAGCAGATCGCCGGTCGTCGCCTTCGGCCACGGCCGTTCCAAGATGGCCAACTCTCGGGTCCCGAAAGTGCGCCGCGGCGTCGAACTCGATGGACGGTTCCGCCACGTGAACCTGGCCTGCGACAACACCAGCGCCCGCACCATCTGCGCCGCGAACGCCGGCGGGCACGCCCGCAAAGCGGCCGCATACCCCGGCAGGGTCGCCGCGATCCGCTGCACCCGAGTACCCGCCAAGGTCTGATTCAGCCCATGCAGCGGGTAGGAGTGCCCGTTGTAGGAGAACTGCCCGGGGATCAGGTAATCGGTGATGTACTGGTCGATGGAGAACCGCGACTCCTCGACACCGCGGGCTGCGGCGACCCGCTCAAGCAGGCCCACGCCGGTCACCCGTCGGGTTGCGGGCCTCCGTCCAGCCCACCTTCACCGCGGTTCCCGACCAAGCCAAAGCCAGCCACAGCACCGTCAACGTCTTCCCGGCCAGCCAACCGACGGCGTACAGCACCGCAGCGACCACCAACAACACAGTCCGGCCGACGTGGACCTGCCGAGCCTCGGCCGTAATCCGGTCGACGGGAATGTGGTCGAGGACGTTCGCCATCAGCCCTTCTTCCTCTAGCGCCAGGCCGCGAAGAACGTCTCTTGCTCCGCCGGATGCTGCGCCCGGTCGAAACACAACGCCAGCGCGTAGGCCGCGTCGATACGCCCGCGGCTCTTGGACTTCTGCAGCGTGAACCCGCGCTCGTTGTAGCGGGGAATCGCGTTCAGGATCTGGGTGGTGAACCCCATCTCGCCGTCATGGCTGATCTCGCCACGCTTGATCGCCTCCAGCAGACCACCGAACGCCGGGGTCATCCGCTCCAACGACTGCGGCACCTCCACCATCGGCAGACCCTCATCAGCGAGCATCTGCGCCGGCACCTCGAACAGCCGCGGGTCGTACCCGATGGCCTCAACATCGAACGCCGCATCCAGGTCCCGCAGGTGCTGCATGATCGACGTCAGGTCGATCGACTCATCCCGGGTCGGCAACCACACCCGGCACATCACATGCAGCCGCCCATCCGGCCGGTACTGGCCCACGACCACAGCCGTCGAATCCCGCTTGATCCCCACATCGACCCCGACGACCGTCCGCGCACCGCGCACCAGCTGGTACCGGTCGATCAGCGCGTCCCAATCCTTCCGGCCGTCCGCGCCCAGCCAGTTGTCGGTGCCGTCCACCCACTGGCCGAGGTGGAAGATCCGGAAGTGCGACTCCGGGGAGATCCGCACCGCAGTCCGCAGCGCGTCGATGTTCTGATACCCGGCGTCGATCGCCGGGTTCGCAGCACGCCAGGCGTCCTCATCGAGCAGGTCACAACCCTCCGGCGCCGCGACCTCCGTGTAGGAGAACCCCGGCAGGTCGCCGCCGGCCTCCAGCCACGCCTGCCGCAGCTGCCACAGCGCGTTGTCCCGATCCAGACCCGGCGTGCCCGTGCCCACCACCAGCGAACGGGACCGCTTACCCGACGCCAACAGCAGCGAGTCCCACGACTCCAACGGCTGGAACCCGATCTCGTCCGCGATCGCCAACGACGGATCCAACCCCTGCAACCCGTCCACGTTGTTCGCCATCGGGAACATCTGCCCGCCGGTCTGCGCCACCTCGATGCGGTGCGTCCCGATCGCCGTATAAATGATCGACCGTTCGAACAGCTCGGACTCCGCCTTCACCATCGCCACAGCCACGCCGTAGATCGACCGGATCGCCTGATGCGTGCGAGTGGCGATGATCGGCACCTGCGGCGCACCCGAGTCCGACTCGTCGAACGTCGCCCACACCGCCAGACCGGCGAGCTCGGTCGACTTGCCCTGCCCACGCGGGCACGACTTCACCGCCGACGTCACCCCATCGGCAAGGATCTCCTCGAACCACGCCTTCTGAGACGCCGACAGCCGCAGGGGTTTGCCGTGGCCGTAGCCCTTCGGCGCCCGGCAGTACGTTTCGATGAACCGGATCGCCCGAGCAGCCAGCGACCGGGTCCGCCACGACATCCACGGCCCCGCGGTGTAGTCCGCCTGATGCCTTCGAGCTGCGCCGCCATGATCCACGCCGCACCCCCGACCGAGAACGATCTTGTATGAAAAAGACACGG